ACTCGTCTGATTGCTCGGACATAATCCGAGCGCCAAGTTAACGGGAAACTCCCATAAGGTCTCCCTGTAACCCTGGAATATTCTTCCAGAGCTTCAACGACAAGTTCATCGTTGAAGCCCAAGAATCGGCCACGTCTTGAAAACATGGCCGCTTGTCCTACACGTGACAAAAATTCGTCACGTGCTTTGTTCAGTAACGCATCTTCTTCTGTGTATTTCATTTTTCTCCTCCTTTTTGGTCCTCCTCTATCGCATCAAGTTTTAAAATCTACATTCGAGTTCTTCTTTGTATGCTTCAAACGCTTCTTCGTAGTTATCTGCCCCATAGGCTTCATTGTCCATGACTCGCTCAAGCACTTCATTCAAGCTCATCGCTAAATCAGTTGTGCATTCTGCAAATGCGTCACTATACGAGTCATTATTCAAAACTATTTCTTCTAAAATTGTTGCGCCTTCATGTTCTGTTGTCATGTTGCCCTCCTTCTTTTGGTTTTTAGGCATGTTCGTAGTAATACCCAGCCAACCGGCAGGGTAGGGTGATTATCTCGTTGTGGACCTCATCAACGAGTGTTCCCCGTGCTTCTTCTACGTTGCGGAATATCCGTAGGCCAATAAGGCCTGCGGCTTTGCGTCCGCAGTAGAAGCCATCGACGAGCAACCTGCATCCCTCGGCCCTTCTTTTACATATTTCTAGTGTTAATGGCATTCGATACCTCCTTGTTTGATTTTGTGTATCTCATATTATTATATTACTACGTAGTATTAGTAATGTCAAGATAATTCTCATTTATTTTCAAAATTAATAAATCAGTGTAAACCCTTGATAATAGCCAATGTATGAGATAATCAGGTAATCAGCATCAAAAATAATTGTAAAAATAATCATAAAAATAGCTCAATTTTGAGAGGTCGGAGGATAAAATAGTATTAAAAAGTTGTAAAGTGTTGGGAGAGTAGGGTGCTAAGCAATAATCAGAGGTGATTATGAGACTGATAATGATAGTAGCGATAGTATTTGTGATGTTGGGAGGATGTGCGCAGATTGATAGATTTGTATGTCCTGAGGGCCAGGATCGCTATGAGTGCGAGTGGAATATCATTTCAGGGATGATGGTGCTGAGTAAGTGAAGCAAAATAACGATATTGATATATCGCAAAATAACGATATTGATATATCAAAGATACCCGTTAAACAACAGATCATTGCTGTTTTAGATCAAGAAGGATTTACACCTCCAGAAATAGCAAAAGGACTTAATATTACACAACAAAGGGTATCACAGGTAAAAAGTAAATTTAAAAAATCAGGTATAATACGCAATATTAAAGACTACAAAAATGCAGTTAAAGCACACCGCAAGATTGTAAATGCGTTTCTTGATCCCGATAAGGAGTCATTGCCATTTGCACTCAAGGGATCGGATGTTAACACCTGCATTGATCGTATATTTGATCGTTTCGATCCCGTTGTCAGACAAAGCATGAATCTCAATGTTAACGCAGATATATCACCGGTTGACTTATCCAAATATCTCAATAAAGACGATGACTTATGAGTATTACATCAATAGTGATAATATCTTAGTACCTATCATAATCGTATAACAATCAAATTCCCCAATAATATCAATAGGTGTTGGTTGACATATTGTCTATTATCAGTACTATATTATGTCAACTATGTGGTTGGTGTGACTATATGCATGACATTGGTGATACATCAGGTTATACATATGGCTGGCTGCCGGTGTGACCCCCCTGGGGAGGGGGGGACAGCCTTGTGCGTGTGACTTTTACTTTACCCCTTCTGAACTCGACGCATATTTTTTAAAATTGCCCTCCTTTTTCATTTTTACAGGGTGTCATTATTGACATCCTTTCTTGTGCTGTGGTTACATGGTTACTATATTACCGTAATACGGTATTATCACTATTTACTTCCGTAGTTTCTCTGTTTATTATTTTGGCATGATTTTTGACAGTTTTCCAATAATCCACAGTCCACTGATTTGGCTTAAATTGTTTTCTGCTCTTTCATATAGTTACAGTATCTATTTTGAACTCTAAAAGTTTTCTTATGGTCGATAATGAAGTCATGGATAAGTTGCTTCCGAAGGTGGGGCATCTTGCGTTTTCGGTGTATATGGTGATGAAAAGGTATGCGAATAAGGATACCGACAGATGTTTTCCTTCGATAGATACCATATCTGAGATGTGCAGATGTTCCAGGGCTTCGGCGGTGAAGGCCGTTAAGACATTGGAACTGAACAGGGTGATTAAAGTCCAGAGGTCCAGAAAGAAGCCGAATATCTATACCTTAAATTCCCCTATGGTGTGGGGTATGGATAGGGTAGGGCTTGAGGGCGTTGTAATGAATTGCCCTGAATGCGGTGTGCCTGCGGTAAGAAGTAAGGAGTCTTATATCTGCCCCGAATGTCTTATGGACGTTGGGAAATATGTTGAAGAAACATTGAGTTACCATTTCCCTGAAGTCAAGAAAAGGGATATTTACAGCCAGAAGGAACCCAAAAGCCATTATTTAGATGGATACCCACCGGCGTATTATGAGAATCTATTAGGGAGAGAAGAACCCGATCCTATCCCCGATTATTCCACTCAGGATGTTGTTGTAGACTTTAATAATTAGTGATGTGGATGTATTTCAATCCTTACCCTTTTTCCCCACAATCTCTTTAATAGGCTTATACGTCACGATTGCCCGTCTTATTATATCCCCCATACTAATATCCCTTCCTGGTGCCGATTCCTTTTTTGCAACCTCCCAAACAGCATCGTATATATTGTCTTCCAATTTGACGCTGAACGCTATCATTCCTTTGCCTCCTTAAAAGCACGTGCAGAATTGGAATATGCACTTTGTACCGCTTGCATTGCCGTTAATGAACCAACATCTAAGTTATTGTTGACGTATGCTTTATATTCTTCATCAGTCACCACTTTTTTCTGACTTGTGGTGGGCGGTATATCCAAAACATTCAGTTTCAAATGTCCGTATAATAAATGCAATTCATACCGCAAATCTCCTATCTTCTTCTCCTGTGCTTCAAGTTGTTTCAATAAATCTTTCTTGCGAATCATACTTCCTCCCTTATTAGATTGTTGTTGGATGCACCTTGCCGGTGGTTACGGTAATATTGTAACACCGTATTACCGTATTGTCAATCTTGTTATTATATAAATTGTTATGATATGAACTGTTGTATGGAGCAACTTTTAACAAATATTTTCCCCCAAAACGCTCAGGAAGACCTTAATCGTCTTGAGCATGGGGCCGAAGGGGAAGCTGACACAGAAAGGACAGTAAAGACGGCCCCATATAAACCAGTACTCAGACCCTATTCGTATTCAGGTGGAACGTGAAGCCTGAACAAAAGTATGCAGACAGCATTACACACGTTGCCAATGGGGTCGTTGTAAGCGGTTATCCTGGTAATTGTCCGTTTTTGAGACATAACAGGGAAGAATATCAAAAGGAGAAAGAGGCTGATGCCGTGCGGAAAAAAGAAGAAAGGTAAATAAGTGATTGATTGGCAGCCAAATCCTGATTGTAAATACAAGTATGATTATGCTGCTATTTTTGCGGATTTAGCCAAGGTAAAACAGGAAGCAAGCCAACAGGAATATGAACGGTATAGGGACGGCCTCTACCGTTCTCTTATATCTACCGACCTTTATTTTATTCTCCAGTTTGTCATGGAGATACCGCAGGAAATAAGTTATCCAGAGTTCGGCATTGAAAAATGGCCTTTCTGTAATAGTCCGTGGGTTGTGGCCAGATGTAAAGAAGTTCAACGTGGCCCTGATGGGTGGTGTATGGACTTGTGGGCCAGGGGCCATTTCAAAAGCACGATCAAGACTATTGCCCGTACCATTCAGCGCATGGCACTTTACCCCAATAAATGTACGATGATAGCGTCACACACAAGACCGGCGGCAAAAAAGTTTCTCAGGTCAATAATGCAATACGTTGAGAAATCGCCAATATTGAGAGCTGCGTTTCCCGATGTATTTTGGGCTGATCCACGAAAGGAGGCCCCTAAATGGTCAGAGGACGATGGAATAATTGTCAAGCGTAGCGCCGTTGGACGGGTTGAGGCAACGGTTGAAGCGTGGGGGCTGAAAGAAGGTATGCCCATCGGTGTCCACTTCGACTGGATACTGTCCGACGACCTCGAAACAAAAGACGATGTTAAGAACCCTGAAGTTATATCGCAAGTCAGGGATGCAATGGATTTGACGGAAGACCTTTTGACAGGCGGTGGCAGCGTTGATATTACTGGCACGCCATATTCCCATGAAGGTGTCTATATCCCGTTCATACAGGAAAAGATGAGGGCAACAGGAAAACCAGCTTTCTATTACAGACGGCATCCAGCGACAGACGATGGAACGGCAATAGGCAAATCAATGTTTCTCCCGCAGGTTGTCCTTGATGACATTAAGGCGAGAAAGGGAGAGTATTCGTTTAACACGCAGCAACTTATCGACCCCACGCCCGTTGGTGTCCGTAAACTGGAAGGTGCAAAACTTCAGGACATCGAAGCTAAATTCATTCCACGGAATGTCTACAAATTTATGATTATCGACCCCGCCGGAGATGACAAGGGGAAAGATTCTGATGCGTGGGCCGGACTCGTCATTGGTATTGAACCGTTCTCTGACAAAATGGGCAACAATAATATTTATATCACCGATGCAATCATAACACCCATGCGTGAGGAAGAAGCACCAGAAACCTTTGCCCGTATGTATATGCGGAATGGCCTTATTATGCAGTTGGGCGTTGAGAAAGTAGGGCAATCAACAGCAGAACTCCACATTGCCTCGGCACTTGCTAAACAGGGGCGATACATTTCTGTTGACAACGGGAGTCTGGTAATCCTCAGACCGGCAGGGCGCAATAAAAATGCCCGTATCGAGAAGGCAATCCCGTATCCACTTTACAACAACAAGATGTTCATATCAAAAGATGTCCCTGTGGCATATCGTGACAGGATACGAATGGAAATGGACAAGTACCCGTTCTGGCATGATGACGCTCTTGATTGTATTTCCTATTTTTATGACATGGTGACTGATTATCGATTTGGTTGGTACGACATGGAATACGAAGAACCCCAAAAAGTTGTGAGTATGACGGGAAGAAACAAAATTACAGGGTATTAGGATGAAGAAGTGTACCAAGTGTGGTTCCATTAAGGATATTTCAGAGTTCTACAAAAACTCAGGATACAAAGACGGTTATCATGGTTGGTGCAAGGCGTGTTATCGAATTTGGAAACTTAACTATAAGGCCATCAATAGAGAGTTTATAAGACAACAAGATAAGGAATACAGAAAGTCCCACAGAGAGGGTGGAGCAAAACGACAAGAAAAATACAGAAAAAATAACCCAGACAAAATTAGAAAACAACGCAGGGAACAATATGAACGAAACATGGCTAATCCAACAAGAAAGTTATTTTTAAGAACACACACATCTATATGCAACAGCCTGGCTGGAAGAAAGCATGGAAAGAAGTGGGAATCTTTGGTTGGATATGACATTGTTGAGTTAAAACAACATCTTGAAAAAATGTTCGTAGATGGTATGTCTTGGGATAATTACGGACAATGGCACGTTGACCACATAATTCCGTCTTCAGTGTTTAACTTTTCTTCCCCAGATGATCTTGATTTTAAAAGATGTTGGGATTTGAAAAATCTTAGACCAATGTGGGGAACTGACAATATAAAGAAAGGGGCTAAATTGTCAAAACCATTTCAACCAGCTTTGGCTATAGCGGTATGAAGAAATTAAGGGGAATATTGCGTGATACAAGCGGCAATGCAAGCGAAAGAACCCAAGACCCCACTCGATAGGGGAGAGCACGGCCTCGGAAGGATGGCGGCATAATGAAAGAAATTAATCCTGAAAATCTTGCACTGTCGATAGACGATGAAGAATTGGATAAAATAGGCCATCTTTGTAAGGAAGAATACGATGCTGATCTATTATCAAGGACTGATTTTGATACAAGACGCGCCGGATGGCTGAAGCTATTCGCCGGAATACGGGAGAAAAAGACATTCCCGTGGTCTAATGCGAGTAATACCCACATACCGCTTCTCGCGTATGCCTGTCTACAATTTCAGGCAAGGGTAATGGAAGCCCTCGTACCGTCAAAAAACATAGTAAAGTGTTTTACCACTGATGGCAATTACGAAGACAGCGCAAAAAGGGCAGAAAATTACCTGAATTATCAGTTAACGGTTGAAATGGATGAATGGGAAGAAGATATGGACGCAGCTTTAATGGCACTTCCCATGATGGGCAGTATCTATAAAAAGACCGTTTACGACAACATTCTGAAACGAAATGTCAGTACTATGGTGGGTGTTGAGGATTTTGTCACCAACTATGGATTTAAAAGACTTGAGGACGCTTTCAGAAAAACGCATATCCTCAGAATGTCAGTCAACGACATTAAAAAAAGGGTAGCAAGCGGATTATGGAAGGCTCAACCCATACCGATGGAAGCCACACAGGAAGGTGTCGGGGAACCAATGCCGGAATACCGACAGGAAGTAGACAAGATCAACTCTGAAACGAAGCCTGATCCGAAATACCACCCCGTCAGACTCATCCTTGAACAGCACAGGAACCTTGACCTGAACTATAATAACACAACCAACACTTTTGACAAAAAAGACGATATTGAAAGACCGTACATCGTCACTTTCGACTACGAAACAGAGAAGGTGTTACGCATAACATCGCGGCAGTATTTCGACCACGACAAGCAGCGTTTTGAAACGATGGAACATTTTACCCACTATGGCCTCATACCCAATCCCGAAAGCCATTACTGGTATGGATTTGGTCATCTTGTAGACCATATTAATGAAACGGCAGACACGATACTGAACCAGCTTATCGACTCCGGCACCCTTGCCAATGTAAGGGGCGGTTTCATCCTGAAACGATCTGGAATGAGCAGGGGGAAGCTGGAATTTGGTCTTGGAGAGTACAAAGAAGTCGATCTTATGACCGATGACATCAGCAAGGCCATGTTGCCGATCGACTTCAAACCACCTTCAAATGTGCTGTTTACCGTCCTCGGCATGTTGCAGACCTATATTAAGGAATTGACGACAACGGCAGACTGGATGGCCGGAGGATTACCACCTTCCGACACGGCAGCAACCACGATGCTTGCCGTTATCGAGCAGGGATTAAAGGTCTTTTCAACCATTCAGAAGCGTTGTCACAGGTCATTTAAGCGGGAACTGAAAAAACTGTTTATCCTCAACGGAATGTACCTTGACGAAAGGGTATATTTTGCCGTTCAGGACTCAACATCGAGAGAATTTAAGACACTCGAAAGCGGAAGGGCTGATTTTGTCAGTCTCATAGAAGTAGTCCCCGCTTCAGACCCCAATATAACATCCCGCGCCGAAATGCTTATCAAGGCACAGCAGATTTTACAGGGTGTTCGGACAAGTCCGTTGACACGGGACAACAAGGACGCTCAATATTACGCTGAATTGCAGTATTACGAAGCACTTGGGGCAAAGAATATCGACAAGTTCCTCCCAAGGCCGGAACCGGAACAGCCGAAAGACGTACCACCCATCGAAGAAAACGCAATGTTTCTGAAAGAACAAAGTTCTCAGGTATTGCCGCAGCAGAACCATTACGATCATTACAAGACACACGAATCAATGCTGATGAGTCCGGTGTGGAGTGGTTATATAACTCCATTGGGAAAGAAAATAACTCAAACGCACATGATGGAACATATCGCATATTCATACGCTCAGAGTGCCATTTACGAAAAACAGATGGCAATGCAACAAATGATGTCGCCAATGGGAGGCGCGAATGGAGCAGTTGGAACAGGAGGAAATCAAGGCGTGGTTGGCGAACAAGGTAACTCGCCAATTCTTGAACAATTTGAAGCAACACCGGAGGGCATTGCTGCTGGAGCAAATCCTGGTGGAGCCAGACCGTATACACGAATTGAAGGGTAGGATCGTGGAAATAGATTATATCACTGATAACGCAGAAACAATAACAGGAGGTAATGAATGATTCTCCAGCCGCTTGGGAGCAGAATTATCGTAAAGCGCAGACGTATTGGAAGGGTAGGAAGCATTTATGTGCCGAGAGATTCACGGGAAATGAAGTTCAGCATCGGTGAGGTTGTCGATGTCGGCCCCGATTGTGAATTACTCAAGGCGGGTGACATGATTACCTACGGAAAATATGCGCCGATGAACATTGACACAAGTGAACTTGAATACTACGGATTGAAGAAACCGGACGATTCGAATGAGGAATTTCTTTTGCTAAATGAAGAAGATGCTCTGTGCATCATTGTGAGAGAGGAACAGGAAAAACAGTAATGTATCTCGAAGATGTAATAGATATCCTAAAGAAAGCAGAAAGACTTGGTAACGAAAAAGATGATCCCGAAGGAACACGATATATCATGCTTTCGGATACATTGGCAAATAAAATGATAGAAGGGCTTGAGGAAGAATTAGTGAGGGATGTTGATCTTATAGACCGATAACTAAACGGGTTTCCTGAGAGTCAGGCCAGACCGACAGGAACGTAAGAGAATAACAAGGACGGCAGTTAGGTGCCTAACCACTTAGCTGACCGTCCTTTTATTTTGCCCGAATCATACAAGGAGGAAACCGTATGGCAGAAGATCAGGGAACGGAACAAACCCTGCAAGATAATCTTGAAAATCCGCAAAAGAACGAGACTGTCTCGCAGGAAGACGGTAAGAACCAGCTTACCGAAGAACAGCAGGAAGAACTTGCTATTGAGGAAGAAGTAAAGAAGCACGTCAAGGATGACGACCCCGAAGGCTTCCAGAAACGTATTAATCAGATTGTCCGAAAAATGCGTGAGCAGGAAAGGGAGAAGAAAAAAGCCGAGAAAGACAGCGCAGAGAAAGACACGATACTTGAAGAACTCCGCAAGCACAATGAGAAGCTCTACAAGGCTATTCAGAAGCAGACAAACGTAATTGAGACATCAATGGAGGATCAGAAAGAGAAAACGTCACAGGATGCGCTCAACAAGGAAATAACCGGCATACAGCAGTACATTGCCGCACTGAAACAGCAGAGGATACAGGCAAGGAGTGAACTGGATTGGGCCAAAGACACGCAGCTTGAAGATCAGATTGAAGCACTAAAGGAACAGCTTGCACAAAAGAAGGCTGAAGCGTCAAGGAAACCAGAAAAGAAGTCTGAAGAAAAGGAAGCGCGGGAAATATCTATCATTGAAAAATGGAAAAAGTCTACCCCGTGGTTCAGTCCGACAATCAACGGAAAACCGAATGAAAATTACAATGCAAGCATGAAACGTGCCGCAATGGGGCTTGATAAGGAATTGATTGACTCTCCAGAGTGGCAGGGAGTTCCCATAGAAGACCGTCTTGAGGAAGTAAAACGTCAAATAGAAGCCGATTTCTCATGGGAACCAAAAAAGCATGGAATGAGCAAGATACCCTCGTCTGAATCGGGCAAGGGGTTAAACCCTCCAAAGAAAGACAACGTAATTGAGCTATCGGAAGAAATGAAATTGATAGCACACAAGACCGCACCGCATTTACCACCGGCTGAGGCTGAAAAGCGTTACGCAGAACAACTGAAATTCATTAATGGAGGGAAATAAACATGGAAACCAAAGAACAGATAGATGCAAGAATGGCAAAAGCAAGAGCAGCACGACAAGCGGCGAAAGAGAATGGAGAAATTGAAGAAAGGAAATCACCTACCGCACCGTGGCGACCCGCAAAGCGTTTGGCAATACCGGAGAATATGAAAAATCCAAACTTTGTTTACCGGTTTGTCAACACGAAGAAAGAAGGAAATGAACTCAGGAAGCTCGATGAAGGGTGGGAATACGATAAAGAACTTTCAGCAAAACTCAAGGAACGTGGCCTTGCATCCATCAGGTCATTAGAAGATGGAAACCCGCTTGATTCGCATTATCGAATCAGAGAACTAATCGTGATGAGGATGCCGAAAGAAATGGCTGAGTCACGCAACAAGTATTATCAGGACAAAACAAAGATTGATACAGCAAGGATGAAACAAGGTATGAGATCCCAAATGCGTGTTGAAGGCGCATCACAAGAAGCGGGAGTATACGCCGACTCCTATGGCCTTGCTGGATTCAACAAAGAAGGTAAGGAAGAAATATTTAGGAGGTAACAAATATGGCAAATGTCGATAATCCGCGCGGCTTCTGGCCTGTAGGTCATCTGTGTGGCGCACCAATAACGACAAGGGAATTTGTAGTAACAACGGGAAAAACCTGTTATCAGGGCGATTTGCTTAAGGTAGTGGCTGCCGGAACGGTAGAACCGTCTGCCGCAAATGATGGAATAATCGTCATTGGCGTGGCGGCTGAGTATGTAAGTGATGCCGCTTCTGCTGGCGGTAAGAAGATCAGAGTCTATGCAGACCCGTACATTCTGTTTGGTGTTCAGACGGATACCGGAACGGCTACGACTTCTGCTGATGTATTCGCTACTGCAAACCATGTGGCTGGTTCGGGAAGTTCAACTACGAAACAGTCAGGTCACGAACTCGATGCAAGTGACATTGGAACTGGCGGTCAGCTTCAAATTCTTGGCCTCGTGGATGAACCTAACAATGCTTGGGGCGAACACTCCGATGTCGTTGTAAGAATCGCAGAACATTTATTTAATGCCGCAGTAGCGGGCGTATAAGGAGGGATGAAAAATGGCTACAACTACAACAAATATGTCGGAACTCCTATACCCTGGAATGCGGGTAATATGGGGCGAAAGTTACAAAGGTTATTCACCGGAATGGAGTAAGATTTTCCCTGTTGTTAAGTCAAAACAGGCGTATGAAAAAACGATGGGTATGACCGGATTCGGGCTTGCAGTTAATAAACCCGAAGGTGATGGAATTACCTATGACAACCCGTTTCAAGGCCCAACACACACGGTATATCACTATGTTCGTGGCCTCGGTTACATCGTCACGAAAGAAATGTATACCGATGACCAGTACAACAAGATTAACGCACTTCCGAAAGCTCTCAAGAAAAGCATGTTGCAGACGAAAGAAATTGACCATGCAAACATACTCAACAGGGCTTTCAATTCGTCCTATACGGGCGCAGATGGAAAGGAACTGTGTGCCACAGATCACCCTCTTTTGGGTGGAGGCACAGAGCAGAATGAACTTTCAACGGCTGCTGATATTTCTCTGACAGCGTTGGAACAGGCAATGATCGACATTGCAGAAATGACCGATGACAGAGGGCTTGCAATGAACCTTAAAGGAATATTGCTGATCTGTGCCGTTGAGAATGAATGGACGGTAAAGCAGCTTCTTGGTTCTGCCAATGACCCCGAAACACCGGCAAGCAACGCATTGAACCCCGCAAAGGGTCTGATGCCGTACACGGTCAATCATTATCTGACCGACCCCGATGCGTGGTTTATCAAAACTGACGCAGAGAATGGGCTTGTGTCCTACAGCCGTTGGCCTCTTGAGTTCGGGAAAGACAACGACTTCAACACAGACAACATGCTCAATAAAGCGACCGAAAGATACAGTGTCGCTTGGGATGACTTCAGAGGAATCTATGGAAGCCCAGGCGCATAACAAAGTATGACAAATCGGGGAGGGTAACACCTCCCCACATCTCACGGAGGAGGTAGGAGAGATGATTAGACACAGGACTTTTACAGAGGGCGGACTCATTCCTCCCGCCAGTTACGATGCACCAATAGGTGAGGAATTTTATGTAAGCAGTGTTGTAGGCAGTAATACCTACAGCGGAACGAAGAAAAAACCATTCGGGACACTCGACTACGCATTGGGAAAAGCAACAGCTACATCAACTACTACGGTAGGTGGAGATGTCATCTATTTACTTCCAGGTCATTCTGAAACCATAACCGGAGCAGGCGGCATTACGCTCGACAAAGCTGGAGTAAGGATTGTTGGACTCGGAAGATATGACGCAAGACCCGCTTTTCTTATGGATGGTGGTACAGCCGTAACGATGCTTGTTACAGCCGCAAATGTTTCTGTTGAGAACTGCGTATTCAGGGCTGGTCACGCAAACATCGTAGTGTTTGGAACTATTACGGCAAAAGGTTTCAGAATGATGTATTGCCATTTTGAGGAAAACACAACGTCCGAGAATTGGCTTTGTGGGCTGTCGATCGGGGCAGCCGATAACGATGCGGATGGTTTTGAATTTCTCTACAACTCATGGAGAGGGGTAACTGCGGCTAACAGCGTTATCACGATCAACAAGAATCAGGACGATATAAAAATAGTCGGGAATCTTATTACCTGTGATCTTTCGATAACACCATTCTCTGCTATCTATGCGCCAAACACGGAAGTGATGAGGCACATTCTCGTTGCCGATAACGTCATTCGTAATGACCACGATGGTGACAACACACCTACCATCAATATTGCCAATACTGCAAGTACGGGGGCTATTGTTCGGAACCTTGTAGGCAGTCAGGATCATGCAAGTGACACACCTATCCTCGCTGGCGCGGCTGGTCTGTTTGTAGCTGAGAACTACAAGTCGGGAAGATTGGGAACGTACTCTGGCATACTATATCCTGCGGCTGATGTCATCGACTAACTAATTGAGGGAGAGGGGCTTCAATGCCCCCTCCCATCTAAAACGTAGAGCCGGTGAAATGCCGGACATAGGAGGTAGCAAATGGCTTTCTTGATGCAAGATCAACATACCGCAATCGGAGCATCACGACCTATCAAAGTATCAAACAGGATTCAGGACTACGGAGTTGAAGTTATTCTCAATTCAACCACGACAACGAAAATAACAGCCTGTACCGTTGCCCTTCAGGGAGGCAACACAAAGACGGAAACGTGTGTCAGTACACCCGCTGGTTTGGCAGATGGAAGCACGGCACAGAGAATTAAGACAGGTTCAGCCAACACCTATTATCAGATAAACGGAACGAACTATACCAAGGCAACTGTGGCCGCAGGAGAAGTTATAACTGATACTGGTGGTACTGCCATTACAGCCGCAATCACCGGTTCAAAGTATGGCGGTGTTGTTGTCTGTATTGATGCTTCAGGTAATGTCAGGATGAAGACACCAGATGGATTGCTTGCAACAACTCAGGCGTATGACAGTGCTGCACTTTGTAATGCTGCCCTCGATTTAGTGGTTGTCCCTTCAGCCTTTTGCAAACTCGGCAAACTGGTTGTAACGGCTGCCGGCGGAGGCTTCACTTTCGGGACTACGGCACTGACGGGAGTATCGACCTATTACGATGAGTATTGCCCATATTATTCCCTTGGAACCCATGTATTTACAGAAGATGAATTGACGGCACAGAGGGCATATTTCACGGTTACAAGTGTTCAGGCCAAATATATTAGGACGTTTATTTCTGCACTGACTGGAACAGGAAAGGTCACAGTAAAACTCTATCCTGTAAGCAGGTGACGGCATGAGAGTATGGCCTCACAATAGGTATGTTGCCGGAGCAAGGAAGGATACCTGCGACAGATGCGGGTTTGATTATCTCAGCACGGAACTTGTGGAAGAAGAACGGACGGGCCTTATGGTCTGTTCAAGGTGTTACGATCCTCCACATCCCTGTGACAACAGGCCGGTAACTGGTTCTCCTGCGACACAGAACGGTAACACGGCACGGCCATCTGACGATGAATCTACCTATGTTGATTCGCCATAAGGAGTAAACATGGCACTAAGTGGAAGCAGAGATTTTATATATACCAGAGATCAGATAATAGCTGCTGCCCTGCGTAAACTAAGGGTCATCGTTCAGGGCGGTACTCCGACAACCAATCAGACGACCTATGCGGCGGAAGCACTTAATGTCATGCAGCTTGATTGGCAGAACGAAGGTATATTCCTCTGGACAAACACAGACCTTCACCTCGCTATTACGGCAGATACCGCAGCCGTAGCGGTGTCGAGCAATCCCGATGTCATTGAAGTAAGCAATGTCTATTTCCGTGAAAACGAGTCTGACACACCACTTGTAAAGATGCCCCTTGCGGAATATAAGGCATTGACAGATAAGACCGTTAGCGGAACTCCAACACACTACTACGTTGATTACCAGTTGACAGGCACGAATATTTATCTGTTCCCTGTCTATGCGCATACTACAGGGGTAGTGACGGGAACGGACGCAGCAACGTATCTTTGCACGAATAACCATACATCTGATTCAGATACCACACCGACAACAGGTACGGACTACGCCGATAATTGGGAAGCAACGACGCAGATAACCACAGGTGGGGCATGGGCTGACGCAACGGCTTATTATTCCGGTCACATCCGCATGACGAAGACGCAAAGGCTACAGGATTTTGACGATTCAACGAACAATCCTGATTTTCATGTGAGGGCGTACAATGCGCTTGTAATGGGTTTAACGGCGGCATTGGCACCGGAATATGTGACGATCAGAGAAACACAGTTCTGGATGAAAGAGGCGAAAACGGCAAAGGAAAAATTCATGTTCGGACAGGCAGAAACAGGGTCAATGACAATCGTTCCAAGGATGAGATAGTGCCGAATAGCGAACCTAAGCACTTAAACATACCTCTTAGCGGCAAGCTGAATACCGCTACCGATCCTACAAAGTTACAGCAAAACGACTTTCAGGATTTAATCAATCTCCGTCCTACCGATGATGCTCCAAAAGGTGTGCGGGGCATGACGAAGATAAACGCTGCC